TGCGGAAGCCTCGTTTAAATTAATCGTAACCGCTTTACTTTCGGTATACGCCTCGCGCAAAGCACTCAGGATTTTTTCATTGGTTGACATAATAATTCCTGTATCTAATCTAAAAAGCCGGAGGCCAAAGCCTCCGGCAAAATCACCATAAAGATTTCTCTTTGCGGCAACTGCTCTTTAGGTTGCTGTACCGGTTGAACGATAACGAACACCTGAGAAGGGGTCACGAACGCTTGTTGCCAAACGCTTTTCGCCGTAGAAAGTAATGAAACCGGGCAACGTTTGATCGTACCTACGCATCAACATATTTAGTCTGTCAATTGTTGTATGGAAGCGTGTCCAATCGCAGAAATACATTGGGTACAAGCTAGTTGTGCCGGCTGAACCCGATGTGGTTTGTGAAGGAGTATCAACGTATTTGTTAACGACTACATCAAAGCCCAATAACTGACCAACAATACCGTCAGCAACCAAACCTTCGTTACGATTCCAAATGGGTGCGCCATTGTTATCTTTTAGGTTACGAATACCGTTTAACAAAATTGGGCTAATCATAAATTTAGCGTCAGGAGTCCAATATTGTTGCGGCAAAGCATAAACCAAATTAATTACGTCATTGTAAGTAATGTTGTTTGCACCAACATCATTGCCGTTGGTTGTCAATTGGTCATAAGTAGCAAGGTTATGCAAACCAGTTGTTGAACCTGTTCCGCTTGTACCGTAGCTAGGAGTTGACGTTGTACCACCGGCATATGTAGCATTGAAGCCGGGATACTGGTCCAAACCTCGCAAACCGTCTGCGCCACCTGATGCCGTAGAAGTACCGCTTCCGGATTGATCATTATTCTGAATCATCGAAATGGCTTCTGCTTGTGCAAATTCTAAAAGCATGTCGTCAACAACATTTGCTTCCAAACCGTCAATATCATCTAATGCGGCTGTACGAATTGGAAATTGAACGTTAATGTCCTTGAGAACCAATTGCCAAATCGCAGTATCTACAGTTGTATCTGCACCGTTGTTTTGAATAGCGTAACCCCATTGAACGCCTGCATTTCCCGTTTTGACGCGAAATTGATAGCTTGAACCATCAGTTGCAACGGTGCGAGTAATGCCACGCAAAGGATTTGCCAAACGCAAAGCAGTAAACACGGGGTCGTATCCAGTACGGCCACCCTTATTATTACCGGATGCAATCAATTGTGAAGACTCTGAATGATACGCCGCCATTTGCGATTCATCTGCAAAAATTTGCAGTTGTTTCTCAAATGTAGATTTACCGGTATACATTTGTTTCAGTTGTTCGCGCACGCTACGGTTAACGTCTGTGCGAACTGACTTGGCAACTTCTTTGTGAATAGCCGGTGCAGAAACAGTAGCTACTTTGGCTTCCAAAGCCGCGACCATCTCTTGCATCTCAGCTTTTACAGCTTCGATTGCGGCAGGGATTTTGGCTTCTACTGCGGTAATGCTTTCGGCTTGTTTAGCTTCGATTGCATCCAACTTTTCAATAATTACTTGGGACATGATTAACCTTTCAGTCTTTGATCTAACATTTTCAACAATTCGCGTTGCTCTAAAGCTTGCAAAAGTGTTGTCTCGGTCACTTCCGCTTCAGACTCTCTCTGAATCGGCGCATCTTTAAGTGTTACTATTTCAGCGTCTCGCTGTTCTAGCACTTTCTTAAAAACGGAAGCGGCTGTGACCGCGTTCCGATTTGAAACCCCCGCATCTCGCAAGGCCTGTTCCAAAACTCGTAAATCTGCCGTTCCATCGGACAGAAAATATTCTAATCTGCTTACGCAAGCTTCTTGATTGTTTGGGTACATAACTACGCTAACTTCGCGCAATCCACCCTTTGTAATTTGGAAATATGCTTCGTCTGAATCAGGGTCATCAATTGGATTACCGTCAGCATCTACCATTTTGTAATCTTCGGCATATGCACCAACCGAAACACCGCCAAACATTGTGGGGCTTTCTTGCATAACTTTGTAAAGGTCGTTGCCGGCACTTGTATTTAAAAACAAGCGGCCTTCTGCACTCATACCTTCATCTGTAAATTCAAAGCTGTTCCATTCTCCTACGGGGATGGCATCACTCGAATGATTTACAAACATTGGCAAAGGTTTGCCTGATTCGGCAAATGTTTCTGCCCAATCCATAAAGCCTTCAGGTTGGTAGTTAAATTTTCTACCATCTGCACCTTCACGTGCGCCCCATGTCGTAACTTGGGCTTCTATTTTTCCCGTTGGCGTTTTTGTGCCTTGCTTTTCGGGGACTAATTTCGCTTCGCAAACCATTGTCAGGTTTTGTGTCATGGATTACCTCATCGACTTTTGTACGGTCAATATCCTGTATTATTTTTGGTGGCCTACCCCGTTTTACCGGCGGTTCTTCATTAGGCTTGTACGTTGACAAATATGCTACCACCGATTTGAAAATCAGGGACAACTTATTTTCCTATATTCATTTTTCGGGTTTGACTACCGCCCCCGCCGCCCGTATCTGTAGGACTTGAACCGGCAATTGGCTCAACTTTACCCGTATTGTCTTTTAATTTATCTGCGTCTGCCATACTGCACATTCCCAAATATTCGCGGGCTTCGTTGGGGGTCATAATACCCGCATTGACTCCGGCAGTCGCAAAATTCATTTGATCTAATGCCGCACCCTTTAAAAAGTCGTTTGTATCAAACTGCACGCATAAATTGGGATAGCCGTTAAACAATTGCATTTTCAGCTTTTGTTGCACGTTTACTAAAACCGGATACATCGTAGTTTTGTAAAACTCATCCAACATCGTCTGTGTATTATTGTATTTGGAATCGGTAATTCCCGCCATAGCCGGTGGAACGCCGTATAAAGCACAAATACGCTTCATGGTCTGCTCTTTAAGATTTGCAAGGTCTGTGTCTTGCAAAGTAAGCATTTGCACGGCTTCGTAAGTCATGCCTTGGTCAAGCAAGATTGACTGACCGGGTTTTGACTTATCGGTTTGCTGACTGCCAACCATACTCGACCACGCCTCTTTTAATCGGGCGGCAATTTCTTCAAATTTGCTGTTTGGTATAACTTGCTCAGTCTTAAATACGCCGGAAGGCTTTGCGCCATTCAGCATAATGTAGTTTGCGTAAATATCTATATCTTGGTCAAGTCCAACTAATTCGGCGGCAAGCATACCCTTGTTAAAACCCGCAGAACCTTGCCATGCCATGTCTTTGCAATGCATTACTTGCCAATAATTAAGCGGCTCGTCTTTGTTAAACCCGTAAGACGGAGTGGACAACCGGTAGCTTGGGTAACGCAGTTCATTAATTGTTACAGCAATTAAAGTGCTGTCTAAAATGTACATTTCTAGCGGAGTTTGTGTGGGGTTCTTTTGGTCTGCTCTAAACCATACCGTAAACGCCTCTCCTAGCATTTCATGCCACATCATCCATTGATACCAAAATTCGTACTGGCTTTGGAAGTTATTAGGACACTCAAGCAAGTTTAAAACTGCGCGGGCCTTGTTTTTGTCACGCGGACCAACCGATTCATCAAGCAAAGCATCGACAAGTTCGCCGTTTTTGCCTTTTGCCATAATCCGAATTGGAAGCTGTGATATTGCCCGTGCTTTTGCACCTACGCAAGTCATTACAGTACTATTTCGAGACAATAAAGAAGTGTCAACGCCTCTGCCCGCATTTGTTTGGCTCGAAGTTGTAACGTAAAGAATCTGCGTACTTACCGTTGGCCTGTTATTTTGGCCTTGGTAAATAACATTATTGCCTAGTGCAGTCTGCCCGAAAAGCGTGTTTGACTCGTCAGTTTTCTTCGCTTTTGGCTTAAAAATGTCCGGTATGCCTCGAAAGTCCATGTTTTTTCCTCAAAAAGCCCTGAATCCAAACCCACTTACCGCCGGATTGTCCAAAGAACAATGCATTGCAATAATTAACGAAATAATACCATCAACTTTAGCACTTGTATCGCTTTCATTCTTTCGAACTTTAACGTTTCCATTTACATCTTCATAAACTTCGCAGTTTCCAAGTTGCCAACTGACAAAAGGGTTGCCGTCATGTTTAATTTGATACTGCATTATCATTTTCTCAACATGCTTCGAAGGGTTGCTTAAAACAGACATTCCCTGACCGACTTTTTTAACCGGCATCCCGTTTTCATGCAACCTTGCAACCAAACTTGCCGCATTGTATGCGTCATAGCCTATTTCTTTCAAGTTATATTTTTCGGCCTGTTGTCCAATGTAATCGCTGATTTCTCTGTCATCCATAACGTTGCCTTGGGTCAAATGCAATATTCCTGACCTTTGGGCTTGTATAAAAATCTGTTGGTAATGCTTTGGAACTAACTCAAAACCTTCCTCCGGCAAAAAGAATTTAAACTCAGCCTCGTAGTCATTGTCGGCATATCTTTTTAGGGTGCATACTGCATTTAAGTCACGGGTTGCCGCTAAGTCAAACCCAATAAATACAGCTTCGGGTTCATCGCGGGCCGGTCGTATGCGGGCTTGCGGGTCATCCCAATATGCTTGGTCTACCCATGCGGAGTTAGCACTAACATAAATATTCAGGGTTTTGCACAAAAACTCATTTAGGGCAGAAGGTTTGTGCTTGGCTTCTTCGGCCCGCGCTTGTATGGCTTCTTCAAAAATACTGATTCCATGCATAGGATTGGCTTTTGACCACGTTGCGGGGTCGCGCCAATCGTCTTGCGGGTCAAGGCCGTATAGTAAGCCAAACCATCTTGGGTTATCCGGTTGATTGCCATGCAAGATATTTTCAAGCATAGTTAAATCTTCATAAAATTTTGTCTCCTTGGTAAAACTTGCAGTCGTAATATAAATTCGCAACGGGTTTTGTCGAGCAACCATACCCGAGTGCAAAACTTCAATTGCGTTTCTATCTGTGATTTGCGCCGCTTCGTCAACAATAGCACAGCTTGGGTTTTTACCGTCACCGGATTTTTTTGTATCGCGGGACAACGCCTTAAACATTGACTGACTGTCGCCTGACTTCGAAATTTGATACTTGCTTAAATTAAAAAGCGAAGCCAAGTCATTTGGCATATTCTCAATAAATCCACGGGCGGCATCAAACACAATAGAAGCCTGTTCTCGGTTGGTGGCAAGCGTAAAAACCTCTGCCCCTGCCTCACCGCACAATAATTCGTAAAGTGCTAAAACCGCCGTTATAGTTGACTTGCCGGCCTTTCGCGGAATAAACACAATAACGTCAGACACCATTCTTTTTTCATGGTTCTTTTTATTGCGAAACCCGTAAATAGCGCAAATCAGCAAAATCTGAAATGGTTCTAAAACTACTGGGTCGCCCGCTTGCGGGCCTTTTGTATGTTTTAACGCCGCCGTAAAATCAAGCACATGGGCCGGATAATCGGGGTCAAAATACCACGCCCATTCTTTATCTTCTAGGTGGTTCAGAAACCTTTGGCATGCCAATCTAACATTTCGGCAAACATTGATTTCACCCTTTGCGACTTGTTGCGCATATATAACGCCATCTTCCCACTTCATCCTTTCGGGCCTTTTAAGAACCTAGAAACGGGGCTGTCTTCTTCGGCTTTTCCGCTATTTAGTCTGCCTCTTGGGGTCAAGCCTAATTCGTTCATAAGTTGAATTATTGTTTTTAAAGTATTTTGTCGCACCGTCAAATACGGGTTTGGGCCAACCGTCTTGCCATTGTTAAATCGCGCAATGACTCCGGACTTAGCCAATGCTTTTTTGCACTCAATATAAGTGTCAATCTGTTCTGCAAGATATGCCAACGTATGCTTATCTTGGTCGTTACCAATGCCATACACTTTGTATAAAAACTCAGAGGTTTCGGTAATAAATCTATTTCTGTCCCAAGTTTCAGGGTCATCAAGCCATTCGGCTTTTGGGATTCGGGCTTTGACTGACTCGGGCAAGCTAACGCCTTGGTTCATTCCTTTCGAACCTTGGACAACGTGCAATTCGGGCGGTAATTTGTTCATGGCCTCAATGCTACCTTTTTTAAGCGGACTTATCCACAGTTTTTTGGAACTACCCCCCCACTTCAACTCATTTTATAAAAATTAAGGGGTGGGCTTGTTTGTACATATAGGTCAAATTTTTAAGTTTCTGACCTGTTTGTTGTTTTTTGGCAACATCTGCCTGTGAATGCCCGTAAGTGAATGGCTACTAACTACCTAACACAATCTCATAGTCTCTCAGTCTATAGCGCACCTCATGCTCATGCGTGTAGTGTATATAGATGCCTTTGTTCTCCCAACCTGTTTTGTAGCTGTGATGTTCGCGGCATAGGCTCTGCAAGACGTTGCGATAGAAGGCGGGCTTGCCTATGTGTTGCCATCGAAACAAATGGTCAACGTGTTCAGCAGAGGCTACCTTCCCCTGTAATAAACAAGCGGCACACAATGGATGCGTAGATAAATGTGCCATTCTCATCTTGCGCCATATCGGTAGCTGATACATTGACTGCGCATCCTTGCGCTCATCCGTCTTTTCCACCGCGTCTGCGCCCCCGTGTTCTAGGCAGTAACTATTTAATCTTGTCTTACTATTCTTACATCCTAAGTGTTGACATTTAGTATATTTAGGCAGGGTCGGCATCGCGTTCTCGCGCTATCTCGGCACGGTCTACATGGAATGACTCAGCACAATGTGGACACACTACCTCTACATATGCAGATTGTCTAGCCTTACTGTTATCCTCAAACTGTGCCTCTAATTTAGCTTGTGCCTTGACTACTTGTTGCTGTGTTGCACTATGGAATGTGTCCGAACCACCGGCTGATTCTTTGAGCAACTCATCTAAGCTTAACGTTGGAAAATATATCTCCATATCGTCAATCGCTTCAATTTCCCTTAACTCAGGGATTAGTTTGGTTATATCCCATGATGCCAGTTCTGAAGTCTTATTGTCTGCAATCCTATACGCTTTGGCATCTTGGGCTGATAAATCGGCTTTGATTATGCAAGGAACTGTTTCCACGCCTAATTGTTGCAACGCCTTATATCGTGTATGACCCGCAATAATTACATTGTCTGCGTCAAGAATAATTGGCTGATTAAAACCAAACTGTTTAATTGACTGTATGACTGCACCAATGGCATCGTCATTGCGCCTTGGGTTGCGCCAGTATGGTTTTATCTCTGTAATTTTAAGCATTACTGTTTGCATCGACTTGTCCTTTCATGTATTCATTTCGCAATTGAATTTGACGTTTGGTTTCCCAAGAACGCCTATATTCCACGTTTTCGAACAACTTACTAAAGCCTGTAACGTGTTTTAACCTTACTAATTCGTCTGCCTCTACGCCTAACTCAGCGCAAATAGCTTCATCGGTCCAACCGTTCTCAAGCATCTGAAACACCATGTTCGCCATGCCGGAAACACTATGCTTGCCCCTTGCACGGTTGTGCCGCACGGTAGAGGCCATTCGGTCATTGATTGATTTGTCAATTACAACCACGGGCAACAGTCCATTGTTACGGTCTGCAATATCTTGGTTTAACCGCATAGTTGTATATCTGTGAAACCCGTCAACAATGACGTATTCATCTTTTGCATCGTCATATACGGTAACAACTGGTTGCGTGTACCCATCATGGCTAATGCTTACATACAGCAAGCGCATTTCATTTTTGGCAACGCTGTTTGGGTTGTAGTCGTTGGCATGCACCTTCTCAATTGGTATCCAACGCACCAAATCAACCGGTTGCGAATTTTGTGGGCTTAACTCATGTAAGTAAGCCTTTAAATCTTCAATAAATAGAATCTTTTCCCGCGTTTGGGTTAATGATTCAACTTGTTGCTGTATCAGTTGTTTTATTGTCATTTTTTCTCTTTCGCCACTCTTTTTTAAGCGTAATATTTTCAGGTCTGCGTTCAAAATTGCCTAGCTTTACGTGTTCCCAATCGTTTGTCAGAATCGCATTTATATGCTCTTTGTACATTTTGTCTGCAATAACATGAGCATACATTTCGTCATGTCGAGCAAATATTTTCTTAAAGCCTTTAATCCAATCCGGATTGTCTATTAGCTTGTCAAGTAAAAAGTCTCGATATTCACGCCAATCTGCAAACATGAAGGGCAATGACCTTGGAAAATAATCGTGCTTGCCCATCTTGCCCGCCATGTCTATGCCGGCAATGCGTTGCGTTAATTTTTGGTATGTATCGCCTTCAATCTCTTGCATATAAAACAACGTGCCTACCGCAGTCTCATGATGCACATTAGAAACTCGCATATTAGGCAGACCAATACCGTAGTTATATTGGGCATCGTAAATCTTGTTGTAATACCAATTATTTTTGTGAATAGCCGCCCATACATCCATGTACGACCAATCGTAAATTGGATAAAACGTGTAATGTTGTTCTTTTTTATCTAACGTGCTACCCCATGTAACGTGCTTGTAGGTCAACTCATGCGTCAACGCCATTGCACGGGTTGGGCTTTCTTCTGTTCGCATCCCCGCAACGTAGCAAGTTTTTATGCCGGCAAAATCTTTTTTAATAATTGCGCTAAACAATTCACCAAATCGTTCTGTACCGTATGTGTTTTCTGTAATGGCATAGGGTTCTTGCGGGCGCATCCAACGGTGTTCTTCAGCTTTGTCCCAACACATTAGCCAATGGTCCGTTGTGCTTGTTGCATTAAATAAACGTATTGGCATCTGAAACCAAAGCGGCTCAACTTCGGGGTTTTGCATAATTAGCCGCATGGTATCAATAGTTGCTTGCCATTCAGCTTCTTGGTCAACAAATAAGCATTTAAGCGGCAAACGCCCACGTTCTCGCGCTACTTGTAAGGATAATTGGTAAACAATTGTGCTGTCCTTACCTCCGCTTACACCCACAATTACATTTGGAAACTCATCAAATAGCCAATTTATTCGTTTAAGTGCGGCATCGTAAACGTTGTCTTTACCGTATATTTTCATAAATTAATGTGAATTCTTTCACAATTTCCAAACGTTTTTACAATTTTTCCACCAATTTTTAAATATGCGGGTACTGAATTTGGTAAACAATTTGCTTCGATTAACTTTATTTTTGTATTTTTGACCCTGTTTATTGAATATTGAAGCATAAAAGTAAAAATACCTTGCTTTCTTTTATCAACAAAAACAAAATGATTTTTAAAAACAGCTTTGTTTTGATACCAAAGAATACCAGTAAAACCAACAAAATTACTATTATCAAAACACCCAAACAATTCAGTATTTTTACAAAATCCTAATTTTTCTTTTTTTAACTGTATTTGGTAAGAGTTTAAAAATTCAATATTAATTGGCTGTATTTCCAACATAGAAAGGACTACCTCCTATTTTGTGACCTAAACTAGATTTAATTTGCAGATGATCAAAAATTGTTGGCGTAGTAATAGTCCACGGTATATTATGATGTAATAAATACTCTTGAACAACTACATCTAAATGCTTTTGTCTTTTAATTACTTTAGGATGGTTGTTGCCTCCAGTATTAAACCAATGCAATACATCTTGCATTAACGTAGGTCTATTTATAAAAATACTTGCTTGGTCGTAATAACCTCTTGCTTGTAATTTAGTAACATATCCTCTTTGCATGTTTTCTTCTGTAAATAAATGTTTTTGTCTAGCAAACAAAACATAAATATCACTTTTTGCTTCTTGATGTATTTTTTCCCATCTTTCTCGCCAATCATATACAGTTGTTGCATCGTCAGTCATTACTAAAACTGGTTCACCATGCTTGGCAGTAGAAAGCATTTCATGCATACATCTTGAATAATTAAACCACTGCCCACGTTTTTCAGTATCAGTAAATATCTTAACATTATCTACACATGGTGCAATTTTTGTTAATAAATTATTTACAGCATCTATTCTTTCAGGAATGGTAATAATACCGGCAATCATATTGGTTCATCCAAGTTAATTTCTGCACGATTTAAAATTATTGTAGGGTAATCAATAGGAAAACCCATAGACCAATAAGACCAACCTTCAAAATCAAAATAAATAAAGGTTTTTTTCCAAAATTTACGCGGTACTCCGACTTTTCTTACAAATAAAACTGCTTGTACAAATTCATCATCGCTACGGCATTTATCCCGAACTACATAAAAATGTGGATTTTTAGGCATTGATTTGGCAAATCGCCATTCATGCGCCGCAACAAATGCGGCAAATTCTTGTTCTGTCATGTCTTGTTTTGTCCTATTGTTCATTCATTATAACCTGTCTTACGGTTTCATTCAAGACCGAAAACTCGGTTTTTTTTAAAACATTCCAAATTCTTTTGCTTCCATGAATTCCATTGTGCGGCCCTTGATGGCAATCTTTGCATAACGGTATACATAAATATTGTTTGTGTTGCTCAATGTGGTGCGCATCAGACGGTCCATCTTGCCCGCAAACACCGCATGGCATACTTTTAATTTTTGCTAGATGCAATCTTTCGCGGGCTGACAATTTGTTGTTCATTTATTTCTAGCAATATTTTTTCTAGCGTACTGAATCTGTGTAGGTTTGCGCACTCGTATCTACGCCGTTTTTCGTTTTCTTGTACAGCCCTTGTTTGTAAAACTCTAGTCCATGTATTGCATATTGGACATTTCATTCGTGCGCCCTGTCAATCATCCGATTGTTTGCAGACTCAGTACGCCAAATTTCTACGCGCATTCTAGCCGCTTCCATTTGCCATTTTAGGGCTTCCTCAATCTCAATTGCCGCCGCTAATCCTTCAAGTAATTGCCCATATTCAACGTGCGCATAGGCTTCTCTTTCTTGTGCGTTTGCCGCATCAACGCCTTTTACCATTGCATTTTTCATCAAAATTGCTTTTTTTGATTTGCGAAATTCTTCCAAATAGCACCGTTCAGCTTTGGCTTTTGCAAACTTTTTTGCATTATCACGAATAAAATCTACCGCCATGTGATGCGCGGGTACATTAACTTTTGTCATATATTCCTAGTATTTTTAAAGCTTGCGCTACATTTTCAACAACATAAACCCGACCGCACCAACCTCTGTGCCAAATAATTTGCAAACCAGTTAATGCTTGTCGAGAACGGGATAATTCACCATCTTTTATTTCCATTAAAAAATTGCCGCCCTGAAACCCTACTAACAAATCCGGACACCCTTTTCCAATTGACGCAAGAGATTGCACAGAAGCCCCAACGTCTTTTAATGCCGCAACAATTTCAGCATGATTTCCGTCAATTTTTGCGGCTCTCATTTTTTCATTTCCTTAATTAAATCCTCTGCAATACCTTGCCATAAACGGCTTTGGTGTGCGTCAAGTTCTTTGGCTCTGTGCCATGCGTATTCCTTCCAACCCGCAGACTTTGCCAACTTTACTAAATGCTCTAGTTGGCTCGTATACGGGTTCAAGGTCGCCGGTAAGTTCAAGGGCATATCGGATTGTGGCTTCGGAGTATCTTGCACCTTCGCGTACCTCGTCTAATAAATTTTGCGCTTGATAATAATTCATTCTGCTTCCTTATTCCACCATGCATCAGGCGGTGCAGTTTTTGGTACTGGAACACTTGCTTTTTTGGCTACAAAAACTTCGTCAACCCTACCCCATGCGTGAAAGCTACATTTTTGGCCTACGCCTTCCATTCGGACTGACCACTTCTTGCCGCAACCCGGCACGGTGCAAAACGATGCACTATGGTCTTCGGGTTCATCGCGTTGCGCAAATTGTGACTTAAATGACATTGCTATTTCCTTCCATTATCGTATTGACCTTCGCACACCTTGAGAAAATTGGTCGGCAAAATTAACCAATCAAAACTTGCTTTCCAAATACGCCCGTTACGGTTTTGCGTTCTTCCGCACAAAAAATCAGATTTTGTTACGCGACCAAAAAAGTCCCTAAAAATATCCAAACCCTCTAGCTTGTTTTTCAGGTCATCCGCTTCGGCTACCTCTCTCCATCTGCTTATCAAATGCCTACGCCTTGTGTCGTTTAACATCATTACCCTTGGCAATGTTGGACAAACATCGTGATACAAATTCATCAATTCATCTGCGGGACACGCCGGTCGAACAATAACCCGCTTGCGGGTTTTGAATAACTGTGTCTCTGTCTCTGTCTCTCCCTCTGTCTCTGTCTCTGCTATAGCAAGTTGATTGCACGTTGCTAGCGAACCGCTATCGACAATAAAAAACCCTTTAGAAATCAAAGGGCCAATACCGTCTTCTATTTCACGGGCAGACAAATGTAGCCGGAACATAAGTTCTTCTGTTGCGGCATTAAATACGCCATCCTTGGCTTCGCTTGCTAGCAACCACAACAACGGTGCTAGTGCCTTGCTAGCCAATGGCAAGGTCATATAGTCTCGGTTGTTTAGGAGGTCTCGGTGCAGTTTTATCCAAGGTGGACAGCGATCTTTATAGTGCTGAAACACCGACCAATTCTTTGGCTTGATTTGCATTTGATTCCCACGCTATCCCACCATTAAAAAGAAACCAACAGAAGCGGGTGGGCCGCTATTCGGTTCGGCGATCACTCCGAACCTATCTGTGGTTTCAGCTACATTATATCAAATAAACCATTCCGGTTTAAGTACCCTTAACTGCCACTCGCGGGCTTGCGGAATGGTGTCCCCCCATTGGGAAATAGCCGGTTGCGAAATGCCTAACAACTTTGCTAGTTGCACCTGACCTCCGGCTAACTTAATTGCATCATGTGTGTTCATATCATGCATTATAACCTCACTTCTAATTACGGGGAGTTGCCCCCCCTTCCTAATTTAGCACCATCCTAGACCCAAGCTAACCGGTATCGTTTCACAAATCATTACATATCTGCGAGTGACTTCATCTAATTTATTAAATGCTATTTCCGCTTCAGCTTCAGTTGCATATTCTGTTTTGTTATCCAATTGAAACTTCATCGCTATTCTGATTGCTTTTACATTTGACAATACGTTTTTAACTGTCGGGTCACTTACAAGCTGTTCTCTTACCTTGCGGTCGTTTACTGTTAATGCCCAATAAGATTTGCCAGTTTTCATTTTTAATCCTTTTAAAGTTACAGTTTTAATTTTGTGACCTTTTGCGAGATCACAATCTATTATAAGCGATCTTATATAGATATGTTCTAGGTGTTTACCCTATTTATGCAAAATAGTTGACAAGTAAATTGGGTTGACTTTTGCAACTGAGAACTTTTGTTTCTTGAGAAAATTGAGAACCCGAGTTCTCAAATTTTGTATCCCCATCTAGCACCGGCGTTACCTGTTTTAACGCAACAAAAAAATATTTAAAAAATAACGTAAAAAAACTTTATGCATTTTTTGCATGGCTTACGCAAATGAGAACTTTTGTTTCTTGGACTTTTTAATTTGAGAACAAGGGTTTCTAGAAATATAATTAACCTTATTGTTGACATGGTTGATAAGGCCGCTTATAATAACTCATAGCCCAAAAAAATGGCTGTTTAAGTAACCTAATCTAAGAGAGTCAAAAATGAACAATCGCAAATTTGGAATTGAACTTGAGTGTTTTAACGTAGCTATACATGATGTTGTAGCCGCATTAAGAAATGCCGGTATTAACGCACACTCAGCAAGCTATTCAGGACGCGAGTATAGCGTTTGGCAAATCAAAACGGATGGCTCCATTCAGGGCGTAGACGGTTTTGAAGTTGTTAGCCCAATTTTGGTAGGCGAAGACGGTATCACCGAAGCCAAGAAAGTTTGCAATATCTTGGCAGGACTTGGTGCTAAAGTAAACAAATCATGTGGTTTCCATATCCATCACAATGCGAAAGACTGGAAACTTGGACAGTTTAAGAATTTGTTTAAGCGGTTTGCAAAATATGAATCAGCTTTGGACAGCATTCAGCCAGTAAGCCGCCGCGAAAATAATAACCGGTATTGCCAATCAATCGTAAACCGCAATGGCGTAGCAAATACATTTAGCAAAATTGATAGTTGCAGAAATATCAGAATGATGTCAAATTTGTTTGACAGCCGGTATGTCAAATTAAACTTTCAATCGTTTATCAGAATGGGAACTGTAGAGTTTCGCAACCACGCCGGCACATTTGATGCTGTTAAAGTCGAAAATTATATTAGGTTAACCGGCGGTATGGTTGCACTAGCCGAAAAGGGCGTTAAAGTTTCTGAGCCTGTAGCTAATACAGCATCAGAAAGCTTAAAAGCATTATTAGATTACATGACGCGTAGCAAAGCAATCACCAAAGAAATGTCGGCATTTTATAAGGCCCGCGCAACTAAATTGGAGACGGCATGATCTATCTAATGCAAGGCGGTGGCTTTGTCATCGCCGACACCGCAGACCAATTCGCTTGTCGTATGCGCAAATCTAGCCGGACTCTATCCAAAAATGTGCCGGAGTTTATGCGGCAAGTTTCTGACCGCGCTTGGCTATATGACAATTCTGTTGTCCGGTTTGACACCGCAGACAATTTTTTACAAGATTTAATCGCATCAGAAATAGTAGTGGCAATTTAAAGAAAGGTAATCAAATGAAATTTAACCCCTATTACGCCGCCTACGGTAGCAATCTAAACCATGAGCAAATGGCAACCCGTTGCCCTGATGCAAGGTTTATTGGCGTAGGCATATTGCAAGACCACCGGCTTGTATTCCGGAGGGTTGCAGATATTGAGCATGAAAAAAACTCAGAAGTGTACGTTGGCCTTTGGAAAATTACTCGCAAATGTTTGCAAGCACTTGACCGTTACGAAGGCTTTCCTAGTTTGTATGGTCGTAAAACCGTAAAGGTTTATGCGCCGTATAGCGACAATTATTGCGATGCAACAATTTATTTTATGAAGGAGACAGAGTTTTACGAACCACCATTAGTTACATATTACCAATCAATTGAGCAAGGTTATAAAGACTGCATGATTCCGGCATGGCGGTTGGTCAAGCATTTGGAACGCGCTTCAGAACTTTATTACGAAGGGGACTATGTATGAAATTTTCAGTCAATCACTTTTTGCCAACTCAGCATCACGGCAAGATTTTTTACGAAGTCATGGCTACCGACCATGATGGAAAAGAATTCATGTATCAGCGTAAGTTTGATACTGAATCGCAAGCCATAGAATTTATTTGTATGGCAGACGAAGAAATGCAAAGTGGTTCAGCCTTGAACACTCGCGTTTGGATTAAATGGAATTAACTTTAAATTGGAAAGAACGTAATGGCACATCTTATTGAAACTTATAACGGTAAAGCAGAGATTGCTTTTGCCGGTCAAAAACCTTGGCATGGCCTTGGTCAAAACTTGACCCCTAATGCACCCATAGAAGTTTGGCAACAAGAAGCCGGTCTAAATTGGCAAGCTAATTTGGCTCCGGTTGAATTTCAGGCAAATGGCAATCACGCCGTAATGTCCGGACAGAATGTAATCTACCGTAGCGATACAAATATGCCCTTGGGCGTTGTAACTGACCGTTACCGTGTCCACCAACCTAGCGAAATCCTAGACTTCTTTAATACTTTGGTAGAGTCTGCCGGTTTTACATTAGAAGTCGCCGGTGCAATTAAGGGCGGCAAACGCATTTGGGCTTTGGCAAATGTCAATCAAGAAGCTTGCGTTTTAGGCAATGACGAAATAAAGGGCTATTTGCTACTCAGCACTAGCTTTGACGGGTCAACTGCAACCATTGGACAATATACAAGTATTCGCGTAGTCTGCAATAACACGCTGTCTGCCGCAGATTCAGAAAACAGCAAAAGCCGCATATCAATTACGCATGGTTCTCGGTTTGACGCAAGCTTGATTCGCAACCGGCTTGGCCTTGTAGTTGGCGGTTTTGAAGGCATGATGGATGTTTACCGTTGGATGGCACGAACCGATGTGACTTCTAAATACGTTGATAACTTTTTGCAAAAACTGTTTCCACCTACCGTAGTCAATCATGCAAACGGCACTCCATTTCTGCACAGCAGAGGTTATCTAAAAGTAATGGATTTATTCGAAGGCAAAGGCAAAGGTTCTAATTTACCCGGTGTCCACGGCACACGTTGGGGCTTGTTAAATGCCGTAACAGAATTTGTTGACCATCATCGCGGGCACAACGTAGATACTCGTTTGAACAACGCATGGTTCGGGCAAGGTGCAAGGCTTAAATCTGAAGCTGAATCTATTCTTTTAGGATAAAAAATGATAACAAAAAAAATTGTAAAACCCAAGCAGTCTGTTGCAGACAAAATGTACGACAACCGGTATCAAGTTCAATATGCAGTTGATTCTCTAAATGATTTGCTACCAATGTTGCACATATTGCAGGTTTATATTGATTCCGAAAAGTTTAATAAATTCACTTTGGAATCTTACATTAGCGGCATGAAAACCATACTGATTCATGGAACGTGCGAAATTGAAAATTGGCTTGAAATACAACATGAGGTTACAGATGCTAAAAAGAATCTTAACAGTAGTAATTGAAGGATTGCTTGCAATCATTATCTTTGGCGGTATTGGCGTAATGCTAGCTTGGAGAGGTTAACCATGACAAAAATGTTTGACTATGAATTACTCACCGGCGAATATATTTCGGTGCAATATACTTTTTTAGAAGGTGAACCCGAAGTAGGCCAACCGGATGCCGTTGAAATTTATATAAGTGATTTTCAATTGGTTGATATTACTTTGGCAATATCCGAATTAGATTACGAAAGAATCCGCAAAAAATGTTTTGAACATTGGGAAAATGCAAAACTAGACGATGAATTTTGGGAAGCCGGAAATGAGTAGATTGCACACTACAAAAACCGGCATCACAATTGGCGGCAAATATGAACCACCTATGCGGCAATTAAATGCTGACGAAGAAAATTGGCAAAAAGTTTATTTGCAAAAAGATTCAACGTACAGCATTGCAAAAGTTTTAAAAATTGCGGCGGGTATTGTTTTTTACTTGGCATTTTGTTTACTAGGATATTGGTATGGAAACTGATTACGACACAATCATTAAAAGAATTGAACAAACTATTGCTGAAAAGTATGAACAGCATGATTCAATGCGTTGGCCCTACATGGCGGGTGCTTTGCAAGCAGAACTCCGGCATATGTGCGAGTTAGTAAAAATACAGGAGGAACATATTCGAGAAGTTAAATTGATTACGCAGTTTATTAGCAAACATTAAAAGGATTAAAAATGGAAAATAAAGAAGACGCAATTGTTTATGCCGCGTTTGTTCGGGCACAAATGAAGTTTGGTAAAGCACTTAAATCAAGCGCAAATCCATATTTCAAAAGCAAGTATGCAGACCTTGCAACGTGTGTAGAGGCAGTTATTGACGGGTTGCACTCAGAAGGTTTTGCCCTTACTCAGCCTACCGAAATGCACACCGAAGGTATTCACGTTAGAACTTGCTTATTGCATGAGTCCGGCGGTTTATTAATGATGGGCGAATTGTTTATGCCGGCAATTAAAAATGACCCGCAAGGTTTTGGTTCGGCTTTAACGTATGCTCGTAGGTACAGTTTATTAGCCGCAATGGGCCTCGCGCCGGAAGACGATGACGGTAATCTTGCATCTAGACCGCAAGAACCTAAAAGCATAAAGCATAGTCCAACGCAAGGTTCTTTTGATTCTCTGCCGCCTAACCGTCAAGCAATCATACAAGACGTTGCAGAAGCCATTGTAGAACGCCTAAATGCAGATGATGTTCACGGTGCGTATGGCGAATATATCGGAATTGAAGATGCGGAGGAAAAAGTCGCATTGTGGTCAAAATTAGATTCCAAAACCCGTTCAACCTTAAAGAAACAGAAAGACGAACATGGCAAATCATAAAGAAGTAACCGCTATCATTGGCGAATATACAAATGCAAAGGGCGAACTTAAAAAACGCTACATTAAAATTGGTGCAATTATTGATACAAAAAATGGCCCAATGTTAAAACTAGACGTTGTTCCGCTAGAATGGAATGGTTACGCATATATTAACGAACCGTTTGATTCGTCAAAACCCAAAGGGCAACACGCTTCAGAACATCATTCTGACGAAGACGTGCCATTTTAATTAACGGGGGGAAAGCTAAATCTACGTGTTAGGTTCTTTCAGGAACTTCGCGGCAAAGCGTAGATTTAGCTAGTACCCCCACCTTTATGGATATATATGCGCGAACTATTTGAATCAAAAAATGACCGTGAAAACGAAGCTAAAGTTGTAAAGTTTCTTGAATATGCTTGGCCTTCTGTAGCATATAAACTGCCAATTAAGTACCATCTTGACTATTTGTTACAGAACATAGTAACTGAAGAAAACATTGCTTTTATTGAAATTAAGTGCATAACTTATTCAATGGCGCAAATTAAAAGTTTTGGCGGCTACAAATTAAGTTTGGACAAATGGCTTACTGCTTGCAAACTTCATGATGTAACCGGCATACCGTGCCACCTTATTGTGCGGGCTACCGATGGATTATTTTATTGCGACATGGACAATACGCAACGACCGGACATTGTGGTGTTTGGCAGAACTGACCGTAATGATGCGCAAGACGTTGAACCGGCTGTTTTATTAAAGCCCGACCGGTTTATTGAATTTATGCAAACGGGCGAGTTCCCGTCTTATCAATAATAAGAACTTGCCTACGGGGTACAGCTTCCGGCGTATTTGGAATCGAAATATGAGTCCATCGGTCAAATTCTCTAATCAATTGATCGAATGGTATGCCGGAAGCCATTACCGCTTTGACTACCGCATCCGGAGTCATGCTAGGTACACGCAAATCTGCCGCACAACCAATTCTGTGCTGTGATGTATCCTTACTTCCAACTGCATCATTAACTTGCTTGCATCTGAACGCGGAGTTAATCATTACTGGTTTGCCGCCTACCGCTTCTTTTACTGACTCCAGTACATCTGCAAGCCTTGTCAAGTTTGCTAACTCTGCATCATTCGGCGTATTGTCAAACTGCCTGTGGTCGGTGTGGGTAAGTTCTTCAAGTGTAAAGTGTTCGCTTAAATTCATTTTTTAACCCTTTCTGCAATTTTTTCCATAGTGCGACCGCCAAAATAGAAACTCATTACGAGCATCCCCCATTGTCCTAGTAACTCAACGTATGCACCACGGGTTTCAAAATCAAAAATTGATGCAATGGCAAAGCCGCTATATGCAATTAGTAAAAAAATCAAAGTCATGGGCCGAATGTTTTTCGATAACCATGAATCAGAAGACATATCTGCTTCTACGCGGCGGGTAACGTTTTCTTGCTCAACTTCGAATAATTTTGTTTCGTTTGCCATTCGCGCTAATTCACCATCCTGAACCATTTTTTGCAGTTCAAATTGCGCCTTCGCTTTGGCTTCAGGGTCGGGAATTAGCTTGTCAATTAATTTCCCGCCAACTTGTAAAAGTGCGTCAAGTCCTAGCATTTTTTATCCTTCCCGTTTTCGTTATCCATTAGTTTGATACCACTCAGGAAGCCAATCATGCCTCCGATTAAGGTGCTGAACGCCGGTGAAAGCATCTTGAATATTTCTGCATTGTCTACTTCCTTCGACCACAATCCAAGGAGAAACGCCGCTACCATGCCCAAAACGGAGATGCACAATGTAATGCTCACCATAAATGTCACCCAAAATGTCAGCTTTTCCCGTGTGCTTTCCATGAAACCTCCTATACATACAAGTCTAGTTTACGGTTTTGAAATATCTCAAGCCTAATTCTATTTTGTTCGGCTTTTTTTTGGTAGATTTCGAACGCTAAATCTGCAATTTTGTTGCCTTGTTTAATAGATTCAACAATGGCGCGATGTTCTTCTTGGTGCTTTTCTGCCCTACGTTCTACAGCATCTTGTTTGTCAGGATAGCCGCCCGCTTGTACAGTTGGAAATAGATTAATTTTGTCAATCATTTTGCCCTCTCTACTGCCCGCGAATAATAGTAAAGAACTTTCCCTCGTAACTCTGCGCTATCTGCCGTGCCCGCCCATTCGGATAATTTGTTCCAAATTCCGACTAACTTTTCCGGTGTACATGTATCGCCATTTGTAGTCAACCAACGCAACAATTGCAAGTGCCGTAAAGTTGGTTCACCAATTTTACTTAAAGCATAAAAATCTGTAACCTCACATTGCCCTTTTGCGGAGACAACAAAAATGGCTGTCACCAGTATGATGAACAGCCATTTCATATTTCATTTTGGCAAATGAACAATAGTAGACCAAATTACGCCCGCCATGCCGACAAGCATAACTCCGCAAGCCTTAATTAAAATTCCCTCAAGCCGTTTCAATCGGGCGTTTATTTGCTCGTACCGTAGGGCGCAAACTTCTTCGTGCGTACTCAGTCGGGCTTCGGTCGCTGTCAGTTCCATCATTTTGCACTTTCATCATTTCGCGGTTTGCTACTAACCGTTGGTCAT